CTTGTATTTTCAGTTTCACTTACAGTAGTATGGCCAACAACTGCTCCTGGCTTTTGCAACGCGGCCGCACGACGAGCAACATATTCTGGATTATCAACCTGGAGTAAATCTGCTTGATTTCCTGGTTTGAAATCCATTCCTTGGCTCGAATCACCGCCACCAACTTTATCTTGTATACCCTTTAACATTGCCTGAGGATCCATGTTTCCGCCCATCGAAGGCATATTGCCTCCCATGTTTTTCATCATATTGCCTACATGACTTTGTATTTGCTGTCCCATTTGATCTGGATGGTCAGGATCAAAATTTAAGTCATTATCACTACCTGGCATTTTTAAATGCATACCTTTTGCAATATCTCTAAACTTACCCATCGCATCGGCATAACTAGCAGGTTGTCCATTAATAGATCCTGTTTGTGTATTGTTACTTGTAGAAGTTGCATTGTTTGAACTTGGCTCTGGTGTTCCACCATTAGCTTGCATGTATGATTTTTCTAATTTTTCTAAATCAGCACCTTGATGATTTGCCTTAAAATTATTCATCATAGTAGCAAAATCTGCGGCATCGTCTCCTGTGCCTTGATCTGCATCATATGCATCGCTAGCTTTATCCATTTCATTACGGTCGTCTGTTTCTTCTTCCATTGGATGTGCTTGGTGAGGAACACCTGCCAATTTTAAAATATGGGACTGTTCGTGACCTGTATCGCTTGGAGGATCTAAACGATCGATTAATTTACATACATGACGTACATCATCAGGTGTTGCATTTTCATATGCGCCATTTTTAAAATTACTAATCACATGACTCTTAGTCCAAGTTCCACCTTTAGTAAAATTACCTTCGTGTAAACCTTGGCTTTCTGCATCGCGATTCCAAAAACCACTAATGCTTTGCATAATTTCTTCTATACCACTTTGCTGTGGTTCAAATCCAAAATCTTGTGGACTCATTCCACATTCTCTAATTGTGTCGTGTAGTGTTTTTTTGCTATGCCCAAAATCTAATTCAGTATCTAAACCTGCGCCTGCTTTCTTGGCCATGTGGATTGCTTTAATTAATCCAGTTTTTGCTAAATGTTTAGCTTTACTATGAGCGGTGTGAGTTGCTCCACTTTTGTCTGTAATATCACCTTGAGCTTTTCTATAAGGTGGATCAAATGGAGGATTGTCTTCGCTTTCAGCTACAGGAGCAGGAGCTGGAGGAGTTTCTTCAGGTGTAGCTGGAGGTACTGGAGGAGCACTTGCGTCTGGAGCTGGAGGTGTTGCCTCTGGAGCTGGTGCTGGAGGTGTTGCCTCTGGAGCAGGTGCTGGACCGGCTGCCGCAATATCTTGGCCGGCTGCTTGCTCTCCGCCCTTAGTAAAATCAATTTGATCTAATGTATCTTGCAAATCACTGTTATGTTCTGCTTCATCTTGTAATGCCATTTGTAAGGCACTGTGTACATCTAGTTCTGGATCTAATGTTGCTAGTTTGCCTATAATAGCATTAGGAACTAGATCTTTTAAATCCATTGCTACGTTTGCATTACCAGCGGCTCCGCCTTTAAACTTATCACTAGATAATAGTTCATTCAAGTCTTTTATAGCTTGATCTCTAATGTCTTTATCTCCGCTAAAAATTCCTACGTGATCATCAACATTCATGTTTTCATTATAAATGTTGTTCATGAAACTTTCAAATTGGTCTTCTGGATTATAACTTTCGCGTTCCATACGAGCGTTAAACTCTGCACGACGAGCTTCGTCTCGTTCTTCGGCATGTTTTAACATTGCTTTAGCACGTTCGTCGCCGGCATCCGCTTTCTTTTTAAGATCTGCTCTATGATGTGCTTTTAAATCACGTGCATGTTGTGCGGCTACTGAATTTGGATTATAAGCGTCAGTTAATAAATCTTCTGGATCTAATTCTTTAACTGGGATCGAACTTTCATCTACCAAACGGAAAATATATGGAAATGCTGATTTTAAATCTTCATTAAATGTACGAATTGTCAAACGATCAACTAGATCGCTAACAATTTCTTCGGGGATCATTTCTTCTTCGTATGCTTCAAATGATTCTGCAAATTGTGAATAATAAGCAGGACGTTGCAACATAGCAACTTCTTTTTTAATTGTTTCAATACGCTCAAATACAATATCAGTAATGCCGCCCATTGCTTCTGCTAAATTTGCGTTACGACCAACATAACCTTTGAACTTACGCAACTGTGCTAGTTCTTCACTTAGACCAGTAATGTGTTTGCCAATACCGTCATATGGATTTCCGCCGGCTTTGATATGTTCTGCTAATGCACGAGCACCATTTAAATGTTTGTGCGGATAACGGAAACGTTCCCCACTTGCATTTTCAATGTAAATATTTTCAATATGCATTGTACGACCTGCTGGAAGATCTGGATTAATTGCTTGACTATGTTTTACAACTAGTCTTGCTTCTCCTAAATCTTGATAACTCATACGAGAGGTACCAAACATTTTGTTTTCCATAATAGGGTTCATCGGTTCTTCCTTAGCTTTGGATTGGAAAGCATAATCTCTTTTGTCTAGATTGCTTTTTCCAATATTTTTTATGTCAAAATTTAATAATCTATCTTTAGCAAAACGTCTGAAGCCACGTATAAATTTGTATGCCCCGTGATGTTTACTATCGACAATTTCTCTACTGATTTGTACAATTACACCATCTTCTGCATCTAATGTAATTGCAATAGTACCTAGTACTTTATCGTTTTCTTTGTATTCAAACTCAAAAAATCTAGCCTTAGGAATGTCTTCTTTTTTGCTTAAAACATTGGCTTGCTCGTCCCCAATTTCTACATCGGGAAACTTTGTTTGTATTTTATCATACAAATCTAATGCGATTTTATCTAAATTTGATTCCATGTTATATTTATCAGATGTTTGAGGATATGTATATGGGCAATGGTTCTACCCAGTCGTCTTCTAGTCCAGCTTCTAAACTTAATCGTTCAAATACTGCTGGATCCCATTCCGCTAGTACAGCAATCATACGTACAATTAACAGCAAAGCCGCTACTAAGTCATCATGCTGACCCTCTTTAGCTTTAAAAGTAACTCCAGCGGCAATAAATGTTTTAAGTTCACTTATAAGAGTTTTACTGTAAATTGTCATTACATCTTCTTCTACAAAATACTTTAATCTACTACAAGCAGATATTTTGCTACCGTGTGTAGTATTAAATCCTTTACGGAATTTGCGAATATGTCCTTTACGTACTGGTTCACTTAGGAATAATCCTGGAAATGTATCTTCTCCTAAGTTAGAAATAACAATTAAAGCCGCTTCTCCTAACGTGTTATTCTCCACACTCCAGTAGATGCTATTACGGAAATCTTCGCCAATTTCTGTTTGTATGTATCGTATAACATCCCTAAATATTTTAACCTGGTCTTGTACAATCGTTAAATTATGTTGCCATTCTGCACATTGGGTCATGCTGGGCAATTCAAAAACTTGTATACCTGCGTAGTCGCCGCCTGTACCTAAACTAGGATCTAAACCTACTAGATATGTATTTCCTGGAGTCGGTTTTTTGTACCATCGGACTTGCCCCATTCTAAACAATGGATCACGACCTAGCATATCAGTTAACTTAAGACTGCTAACTAAAGTTTCATCATAAATCAAGAATTCGCATCCGTATTCTCGGCGGAAACGTTCTTCACCGATGCGTCCTAATTCAACACGTTTCCATTCATCGTCACGGTCTGGATGTTCATGCCACTCGGCACGGAATCCATGGAACCCATTTCGACCCATGTGATCCAATCTTTCATTTCCAAACTCGTCAAATAAATCTTGTGACTCTTTCCAGATAGTAGCAAAAGTATCTTCATCACTATTAGGCGTTGATGTGATAATTGCTTTACCACCAGTTGCTAGTGTTGGACTGATTGAAGTCCAAAACTCTTCTGCGATATTAGGCTGAACGAACGCAAACTCGTCACAGTATAATAAGGATATTGACATACCACGACCAGTATTGCCGGTAGTAGTAGCTGATACAATTCTTGAACCATTTTCAAACTCCATTGAACCTTTGTTGTAGTTTACAACACCCGCACGAATAAAGTCGGGGCACAATTCGTATCCATAACGAATACGTTGCATAATTTCCTGTGAGCCTGTGTATTTGTGTGCGGCAACTAGAATTGTTTGATCAGGATGGAACATTGCGTACCATAATAGATATCCAGCGGCACATGTTGTTTTACCACTTTGCCGCGGCATCATGTTAATATTGAAACGATAATCATGATAACTATGTAGCAACCTTATTTGATAATCGTATGGTTCAAATTTTACTTTACCTTTAACTGGGTGCTGTATATGAAAAAAGTTTTTGACAAAGTGCATATAACCCTCTACCGGATCGGCACACTTTAACAAGTGTTGAACTTGTTCTTCTGTAAACGTTTCCTTGGTATGGGCTTTCTTTGTTAAGACGCCGTCTAATGATTTTGCCATATTGTTATTTACTGAAAAAAATAGGCTCCGAAGAGCCTATTTGGCAAAGTAAAGATTTACTTTGGAAGTTTTGGAGTAGGATGAGTTCCGTGAGCGTCTTTGATACTACCTTTTAAGCTACGGATATGATCTCTGCTGGGCATGCCTTTACGCTTGCCGTGTGTATTCAAAGAACCTACACCATAGCGTCCATATCCTTGTCTCAACGGATCGTTATGGTCATACTCGCCGCCGCCTTTGAGATTTTTAGCGCCAGGATAGTCATCTGGTTTTGGATTGTAATAATCGTCATCGCTTTGATAATAATCATCAGGATCTCGAGGTTCCTGTGTATATAACTTATCTTTATGCTTAGGATCACGCCATTTTGCGGACTCGTCTACTTCTCTACTTTTAACTTCTTGATATAATTCATCTAGACGATTAACTAATGATTCGTGCATTGGATTTTCACCGCCGTTGACTTTACGTGCTTTAGTTCCAGCACGGCCGTCATTTGAACCTAAATTAGTAACTGTAGACGCATTGTATTTAATTTCTCCACTAGCGCCTTGCATACTGTTTCCGTATTCTTCTCCCATTGCAGAACTAGCACCTAACAATTCGTCTGCTCCATGAGTTTCTGGTTCACCAAATAATGCATCTAATTCATCGTGTCCGCCGGCATCATTTGCTGGATTTTCGCCGTGCTCGATATTACGTAAGATACCCATTAAATCACGGATGCCGCCAGGGCCACTGCCGTTCATACTAACATTCATAGTGACTGAATCTGATTGGCTAGGAGCATGAGCTATTGCTGGAAGAGGCATCATGTCGCCGCACTCTTCTACTGATTGATTTTCGTCGATTGCTCTGACACGTTTGTAAATATCTTTGATATCCATTTTATTTTCCTTTAGCCGCTACGTTTAGGCTGTTTTTAACACTATTGGCATAAGGTGTTAATTTATTTTGTTTGGTTCCAATTATGCTAGTCATTCCTGATTTCTCAGTTACAACAGATTGCATATCTTGTGTTTTTCCTTTTGCAGGCTTAGGAAATAATTGATCATTAGTGCCAGTTACTTCTTCTAATTCTCGACTCATTGAATGAATATCTTTTAGGAAACTTAACTTATGTTGCTCGCCTACTAAATCTTGATGGTCGCTTGCTTCATAATCTGTGCCTAAATATGCTTTACCTGATTTTTCATCATATTGATGATTAAGTGCAAGTTCTTCCTCTTCATAGCTACTACGTACACGAATTTCTGCCATTGCAATTTTTAATTTTTTAGCAACTGCTTCACGGATCTGTGCGTTAGTTGTTGGATAACCGACAACTATGTCAAAAACTGTCGCTCCAACATTTTCTAATTTTGGAAAATCAACTTGTTTTTCTGTAATAGGAGTACTTTTTCCAGCCGAACAAGATTCAACTTTATAGCAAGCTAATGCTTCTTTAATTTTAGCAACAGAATCCTTAGGGCAATCGCCCGCAATTTTGATCTTAAATTCGTAAACTTTTTTGCTTTCTGTTAAGTATTCTTTAAATGATTTCATATTAGGTCCCAGTACTGTATTTATTTCATTTGCTTTAGTTTTTCTAACAAACTATTGCGATCTGAAATAATAACGCCATCGCCTTGAATAGTAACACTATCGTCGACTCCGTTGGCGTCATTGTCTAATTTTTGCTTTTTCAACTGAAGATCTATCATTTTAAGTTTTTTATCTAGTTTAGCACTTTTAGCGGATATTGCATGCCCTAGCATACCGGCGGCTACTTCAAACAATCTAGCACTATATCTGGCTTCAACGTTCATGCCTAAATCCATAATGTCTTCGTAGGCATTTGTAGCTTTCAAAGCTAAATCATCTAGCTCACCGTCGGCAATATCACCCAAGCCTTTAACTTGGGGTAGTGCGGCTGATATTTTATCAAATTCACTCATGTCGCGAATAAATGGCTGAGCGATTTCAGCTTTCTTAGCTTCTTTTTCTTCCTGCTTAACAATTTTTTTGCTTGTAGGTAAATTTAAAATTTCTTCTAATTTTTTAGTCATACATTACTTATCAGCTTTACATTTGGAACAAATCATTTTCATTTAGAATTCTAAACCTGATTCCTTGCTGTTTGCACCATAAATTAGCGGCAGCCCATTTGGCTTGATTTTTTACATACTGTGCTTGATTATATTTGTTTTTTCCTACACGTTCTAATATAGTCTGACTAGCAGGTTTAATTTCTATTAATTCTACCAATATTCGATTTTTAGCATCTACATACTGTATAAAAAAATCAGGAACATAAACAGTTTGTTTGCCGGTTAATGGATCTCTGTAGGGAATTTGTACAGCTTCGCTAGCCCACTTGTGTACATTATCATTGTTGTCGCAGAATCGCATAAATGTCCATTCCCAACTACTACGATAAAACGGAATCTTTGTTCCTACATATTTTTCTGGATGGGCCATTACAAATTTGCCCTTTGCAAACTTGTTAGCCATTTTAGATTAAAATATTTCTACTTTCGTAAGTGTTTACAATTGGGGCTACTCTATAACCTAGTAAACTTACTTTTTCTCTATACGTATTTAGAATTTGTGCAACTATTTGACTTAACTGCACATCTGTTAATGATTTTAAACTGTTTAACAAATCAAAGACATTTACATTATCTGCTTTTGCTTGATTTAACACCACTATAGCTGTACTACGTGCGCTTTCTATATCAAATCCTCGTTTGGTAAAAAATGCCACTGTAATATCAATTTCGTTGGCTGGAAAACTTATTTGATTAACAAAAAATTTATCAAAAAAAGATTTAGTATCAGTGTTATCTATTATAGTAGGTAAATTTCCTGGCATCTTGTTTCTCTATTGGTTAGACTAAATTAACTGGAGTTGCTACAGTTGTATTAGTTGCTGTGTTACTAGTCGGAAATGCTACGCCTTGTAATCCGCTTGGGTTTGAAGGACTACCGGCAAAAGGAATTGTTGCATTTACTGTTGGCAAAGCCGGCATTAATGGATTTTGATAGTTATTTACAGTGTTGGCATTATTAGCTAATACCGATGTTGGATCTAATGGTGTAGTTGTTTGAACAAAGGACGGGCTTACACTAGTTCCTGTAGATTGACCTTGTAACGGGCTCGGAGTAAGATCGTAATGTGTTTGCGCAAATCCTTCAACAGTTCCATCGGTAACTAACCCCATGTCATAAGTTACTGCTTCAAATGATAATGTCATTGCAAAATCATGAGGAGTATTACCAGCATAAGCAAGATTTTGATGATCCCAAGATTTAATTATAGGGTTTACTAAAGTATAGCTAATCCACTCGTGACGAGCCATCTGATAAATCTTTATATAGTTAAAGAATGGTACAGTAGAGCCATTATCAAACCCGTAAGGAGTAGTAATAAAATCACTACTTCTAGTTGCGTTTCTATTGTAGGCTCCGGTTTGTTGAGCACTGGTACTATCTGCATAATAGTAACTATAATAATTTTGCCATATTTGATTGATTAAACTCATATTATCATCATGGAATTTAACCACAACATCATTAAATTTATGATGTGTTTGTATTTGTTTTTTTCTGTTGTATTGATTAACTTGGTCAACAGTTACCGTAAACTTAGGTAAATCTATACTTTTAACTAGCATGTTTACTTCTTGACCAAATGCTTGTAATAATGAAGTATTTTTACAACATGCAGGGTTAATATTAAAAGCTACATGAAATCCAAAATTCCATTTAGGTGCCAGTCTAAACTGATCATCTACGAATAGTCGAGCCGCGTGTTCCCAGTCTCGTAGATTAACGAACGAATCTGCAACTAATTGATTTGAGGGTGTAAATGCCATACTATTATTTATACGTGATCTTAATATGGGTAGTTAATGGCTATTCAATAAAAAACCCGCCTAAGCGGGCTTTTATTAAAACGATGTACTAGCTTGTGCGCCACCACCTGTAGCCGCTGTACCGCGACCTTGTGTAAATCCTTGAGCACCAAACGCCAATCCTGCTGGAGCAGTTTGTTGTGCATTGTCGTATTGTATGCCCAATGTAATCATCATCGGATCTGAACTGTTATATGCCAATGTTTCAAAATTAGTTTCTTGAACATAGCAACCGTATAGAACCCAAGTTTCTAAAGACTTAGTAGGATCTCCGTCTGCACCGTTTGATCCGTCTAACATTTCGATACGCATAGTGAACTTGTAATCACCTGCGCTTGTTGCGCTAGATTGTTCAAAGAAATCAAACTGCTTTTGAACTTGTTGACCAACTAGTTTAGTAACCGCATTTGTAACATCGTCACGTAGTTTGATAGTCATCTTCTGCCATGTTGGTTTACCGGCATAGTGAATTTTACTATTATAAACTTCGATAGTTTTGTCTTCGAATGTAACTTGTGGACGAGCGGCTTCTGCTACTTGTTTTGTTAATTCTGTAGTGGCATTGTCTGTTCCAAAGTTTTCAAAACTAATTCTAAAACGATATTTCAACTTGGGCATTAACATGCCCTGAGTTGCTGAACTTTGGTCCGAAGCTAATGGTACTGTAAATCTTGATAATGATGCGACTGACATTTGATGTTCTCCTAATTATACACCACCAGTAGCTTTAATGCCACCGGTATTTTTTAAACGTAATGGAATGTAGATGAATTCAACAGCTTTCACTGGCTCAATAGCAACATCTAAATACAATTCGCTTCTATCGATTCTTGCAGGTGTGTTATTACTTGTATCGCACACTACTAGATAATCGTACAATGCACGTTGTCCAACTAATTCTAACAATAGCTGTTCAGCCGCTTGTTTAATTTGATTACGTGTAATTGTGTCGTTTGGTTCAAATATATATGGTTTTGCTAATTGTGAGAACTGACGGCGTAGATAAACAACTAAACGTGCTACGTTAATTCTATCTAAACTACTTGCAGTCAATTGACGTGTGTACTGACCATAATTTACTAATCCAATACCTGTTAAGTATGTGATTGGGTTTACATGAATACTAGCAAGTGTATCACGTTGTCCAGTGTTTAATGCTGTTGCTACGAACTCGCCAGTTGCTGAATCAACATAGCCTACTGAGCTAGCATTTGTAATTCCGCCACGACGTGTTCCTGCTGGAGCAAACCAAGGATAGCTTACGTTATCGCTTAATGCAATAGTACGTAAAATCATGTGACTGGGTGGAACAACAATATTGTTGCCTAACAAGTCTGTAGTGTAACCCCATGGATAAAATACACCAAGATACGGATCTGTTGTAATTAAACCTTGGTCGCCATCTACTACTGCATTGTTTACGTTGTTACCCCAGTTGCTTAAACTTGTAGCATCTGGTGTTAAACGTGCAGGGCTATCGCCGACTACAAATGCTGTATAACCACGGTCTGCATTTAATCCTACTAGTTCGCTAATTGTTTCTGGATAACCAGGGCAAGCAATCAAGTTAAACACACGTGATTCTTCGTCACGAATTTGTTGATTACCTTGGATTGTTGCGTTCAACGCAGCCAATACTACTTCGCGAACTGCTTTGCGACCAAATGCTCCGGAACCGTTAACTTGATTAGCGGCATGTGTTACCCAACGATTTGGATAATAAGTAGTCATTGGAGAATTAGACTGACGTGGATTACGTGCATTAACATCTACATAATTTGTTACATATTCTAATACATTAAATCCGCTACGACGTAGATTCCACAATAACATTCCTTTTGGATATAGTGTAGGATCTGGTGCGTCGAAATCTACAAAACTGCTGTTTAATAAATCTACGATAGCACTAGGTGTATTGCCATTAGCAACACCGCCATCTGTACTCCAACGAGCATCTGCAAATATAACACCATTTTCACTAGTATGATCTGCATTACTAATCAATAACCATTTCTTAGTCAAGTAGTTATACTTGTAAATTAATGGATAATTTTCTAAATCACTTGTATCAATCCACAAATCACCGTGGGCTAATGGAGTGCCGTCGCTTTGTACTGTTGGCTGACTGGCACTAACAATTGGGCCGTTTGGATCTGTTGTGCTTGAACCATACAATTGATTTACTGCTTTACCAGCAACTGTTAAATAACCTACCCAACTTGATCCATTATTAACTAGAACATCTACATCATCGATGTAATTATTGTACCATATTGTACCATTAGCTGGAGTTGTTGTAGGAGCACTTGCACTAGCAGGAGCTACTGCTGTACCTGCACTGTTCACTGGACTCCATAAACTAGCAACATACTGTGTTGTTAAATTAGCATTTGGATTAGCATAGAAATTAGTTGTGCCTACACCATTACTTAGTGGAGTAAAGATTTTTCCAATTGGTGTATTAGCACCATCATTGAATCTAATCTCACCTCCTAATCCGTGTGTAATTACTAGTTGATTTGAATTAGAAACACTAGCAATTAAATTTGTACCTGCTGGCATTGCGGCGTTAAAAGCAGCCGACATTAATGCCGCATCAGTAGTTGCGCCAGTTGCTGTGAATGAAACAAGCACTCCGCTATTAATTTGTCCAATAGTTGTTAATGAACCTGTAGTAGTGTTCGCATAGCTAACACTAGTTGTAGTAGATGCTGTTACTACATAAGTACCATTATATCCAGCTGGAACCATGCCACTTACTGTAATATACTGCCCTACAAGGTATGCTGTAGACATAGTGGGTACAGTTAGTGTAGCAACTGTACCTGTACCGCTTGCCGCAGTTGGTGTAACTATATAAGGTGTAGCTAATGCCGCTTGGCCTACAACACTTTCTCTAACTGAAAATGTGTTTACACCAGCAGTAAATGTACTTGATGATATAGAACTACTTGTAATAGTAGTTGGACCAGTTGCGCTACGAATATAAATTTTAAAATGACCTAATGCTGGAACGCCTTCGTCATCGTTGTATTTTACGTAAACTTGACCAATAGCTAAATTAATTCCACCACCTGTTGGGTCGTAGGCATAAATTGCATGGCTTCCACCTAAGGCTAGTTGAGTAGTTAGGCTAGACCATGTGTTTGTACTAGCAGAATATTTTTTGATAATCCAATCTGCACCGTAATCTGCACTAGTAGTCTTGATCCAAACTGAACCAGTTGGAGCACCGTTATTAGTTGATTGGTTATCAGTAATTTTAAATAACGGAACACTAGTATGTGGACTTAATTGTAATTGAGGAGCCAAATAAATTGTTGAGTTTAATCCAACTTTAGCTACTGTAGATCCGCTAAGTGTAATAGCACCAGTATAAGAAGCATTATTTGTGTTTGTACCGTTAGTAAATAAATTTAAATAGCCATTAATGTTTGAAGCTGTAATTCCCGCCGCAGTTAATGTACTATTAGAATTAATTGCAGTAATTAAAGCAGTTAATGTTGTTACACTAGTAATACTAGTACCATTGATTACTAACGCATCGCCAGTTAGTAAAGTAATAGAACCAGTAGCAATCGTACCAGTTGCCGCAGGCCAACTTGCGGCCCATGCTGGAGATCCTACTTCAACCCATGTACCGCCAGGTGTTGAGTTTGCATATTTTTTAAACCATAATTTGTTTAATGTAGTTGTTGCAACGATTACGTAATCGCCTAACTGTCCAATACTTGGTAATGGAGCTCCGGCAAGTCCAAGTGAGCCTGCTGTATCTACTTTAGTAGTGTCTGTAATTACAGCCAAATTATTCGAACTTTGTTGTTCAGTAAATGTTTGACCACCAGTTGTTGTAGCTGGAGCGGCATTCCATTGAAAAACACCGAATTTAGTATCTGTTGTATCAAACCAATATGTTCCATCGGATGGCTCGCCGTATGGTGCAGTTGTTGTGCCTGTTAGGCTATCTAAATCTACATCAGCACGTACTACATACGCACGATTGCTTACACCTAAAAAACTGTATGCGGCTTCCAAACCATATTCATTTTGCTCACCAGCGTGAATAGGATTGTTTTGTGCATCTGTTTTAAATGTCGGAATACCAAATGTATCCGATAAATCTTTTTGGCTAGTTAGTAAATATACTGTTCCAGCGTTTGCTTGTTGGGTTCCAGGTGCAATTCCTGTTCCAGCACCGTTTTGTTTATCTTGTTCAGACGCTACAATGAATAACGGTACAGTGCCAGCTGCCGCTGGGGTGTAGAATGATTCATCTACTACTGTTACGCTTACGCCTGGTGAATTTAATGTTGCCATTTATATGATCTCCATGAATACATGTTGTTAATGTATTTATGGCATTTTGCTTTTTTGGCTCAGTTATAAGCTATGAAAAGGTCGTAAAAAGGCTTAAATAGAATATGAGACCACTATGTTCTTGCGGTAGAGCACCGTTATCGATTAACTATTATAAAAACGGACAGGCTTTTTATAGAAGTCAGTGCGGGCTATGTTCCCGAGGAGTTAAAGAACCTAGGTGGAAACGTGCCGGTTATGTTGTTAAAAATACATGCGATAAATGCGGATACAAGAGTCCGCATAAAGAAATATTTGCTCCATTTCATGTAGATGGAGATCTTAATAATTGTCGACCGGCAAATTTAAAAACAGTATGCGCTAATTGTGCCAGGGTATTGCATAAAGAAGGAATTAGATGGAAACAGGGGGATCTTATTCCGGACTTATAAGTTGTTTTACTTGATCATATAAATCATCTATACTGCCATTGTTGGCAAACACATAATCAAATTTTGTTCCTACCCATGCTGTTTCGCTAGCATGAATACCTAATTTTTGCATACGAGTTTTAGCCAGCATATAATTCATGCATTTATCACCGGCATTCATATCTGCGGCATCTCGATACCAGTCGGGTTCTGGGCCACGTACAACACGAATAACTATTCCTCCAGCATCTTTGATTGATTTAATTTCATTAGGAAAACGGCAGTCACTAATAACAATGTCATCTTTGCTGTTGCGTAGTTTATTTTCCAAACTAGCAATCCAAATATCGTCATGGAAAGCCTTACGACAAACTTCAGTGCCCCAGTATTGTAATACCCATCGAGGTGTTAGATCGGGCATATTTAAACGTTCTGCCCACCAAGGATCTACTTGTTCGCGCCATTCACGGGCTTGTTTTGTGCGTCCTTCTAGCATAGTTCGGTCCCAACCAAACACTTGTGCTACTGCATCTTTAAGACTATTTGCAAACGATTCTCGACGAAAACCGTGAAAGTTAGTAAGATAATCTGCAATAGTATCTTTGCCTGAACCAATAAAACCGCACACACCTATAATCATAGAGCCCCCTAAGTTAGCTCTAGTATATAACAGT